CACCAGAATCAACTGTAGAACCCGCACAATCAGAACCAACTCCTCAACCAGAGACACCAGAATCAACTGTAGAACCCGCACAATCAGAACCAACTCCTCAACCAGAGACACCAGAATCAACTGTAGAACCCACACAATCAGAACCTACTCCTCAACAAGAATCAACTGTAGAACCCGCGCAATCAGAACCTGTAAGAAGAAGCTTATTTCCCTCTACTGATTCTAATTAAGGAATATATATTTAAAAGTATTAATATAGGTAATATTAATGATGGATTTTAATAATTTTTATGATAGGATATGTTCATATATAATATTACCATTCAGATTCGTAGTTTTTTCTGGTTCAATGATATCATTAAGTGTTGGACTTTATTTAAATGCAAAATTAGGTTTAAATTATAGTAAAAATATATTTAATTCAGCATTTAATTTTATACCTTGGGGATTAGGATTAAATATAAATATTGAAAAAGATAAAAATTATGATTTATTTATGAAAGATAGATTAAATTATATATTAATATATAATCATGTATCATTTTATGATGCATTTTTGTTACAAATATTATATTGTAAAAAGATATCAGCATTAATAGTTGAATATGCTTACAATATACCGATTTTACATACTATATTTAAATCATGTGAAATGATACCAGTTAAAAGGGGTAAAAAATCAAATTCAATTGAGAAAATAAGAAATTATGTAGAAAATAAAGGTTCAATATGTATTGCTCCAGATGGATGCCATGTATTTGATGAACAAAAAATGAATATTGCTCCTTTTAAAAATGGAGCATTCATTCCTAAAAAAGATATATATCCTGTATTATTCAGATATGTTCCTAGTTATACTAAAAATGTGAATTGGGGTGAAAATGATACTTTCATAAAAGCATTTATGAATAATTTTCAAGATGGAAATATAGATATATTTATGAAAGTATTGCCAAAACAATATTATAAAGATGAATATAAATCTCATGAAGATTATAGAGACTATGTTTATAATTTAATGAATGATGAATTATCTAGATTACCATCACAATATCCCCCAAGATTATTAAAAAGAAAAGATAAAACTTTCGCAGAAAATGCAATATTATATTTATTATTTATATTATCTTGTATTGATAATAGTTATATTAAGATATTTATGATTAATTATATTAGTTATTCCTATAAAACAAAAAATACACTGAATTTAGCTATATTAATAAATATTTTAACAGCTTATTCTTGTTTTTTTATATCTTGATCAATATTAGACAAAAGATTATCTAATTGCTTAACAACTAAACCAACTGGAAATAATTCTTCAGTTTTCCACGGAACACGCTCACTTGTAGCATAAACAACATTTCTAACATTTCGAAGAAAATCAACAGGGACTTCAACGGTCATCATCTTTGATTCAGTATTTTCAGGTTGTTGCTTATTTTTGACTTCATTTACTGCCTGTTTGACTTTATCATCTGATATCTTTCTTGGAGTTTGTGGTTCAGATGGCATCTCTCGAACTTCGTTTTCTTCAACATTAATCTTTGTTTTCTTTGGCATCTTTAATAAATACTGTAAAAATATTTATTATATTTAACGCAAATATAAATTTATTAATATTAAGATTAAATAAATATTTTTATCATTAGTTTTAGAATAAATAGATTGTAATAATGATTTAATATTTTTTAATATTTGTTTAGATATGAATATATTTTTAGAGAAAGTAATTTGAAGAATATCATATATATTTTTATCAATAGATAATTGAATAGGATATTTAAGGAAATAATCTTTATTGATTGTATTTTCTTTCCAACAAGAACAAATTAGACATTGAAAGATGTTTGTTTTTCCACATAAATCTGGTTTTCCATAAATGGTATTACCTTCACCTTTTGAAGTATTTACATATTTATATTTTTTCCAATGAGATTTTTTCATACAAAGAGTAGATTCATCATATAAGATGTAATTTTTTACACATTGAATATATGAGATTTGAAAATCTTTTTCGGGATAAATAAATAACATATCTAAACATCCGACTATATCTTTTTTAGTATTTAAAAGTGTAATAATACTATGCTTTAAATATGAATTAAAATAAAAATCATCATCATCCATATTGATAAGAATATCATGATTACTATTTTTACTTAAAATATTTCTTTTTTCTCCAATATGTAATGGTTCTTCAAGATATCTATAATTAATTATGATATTTAAATTAGATTGTAGATCTTGAACTTCAGAATCATTTTTGAATAATTTAGGAGCTTTTTCTCCAGAAAATCCAAGTGAATCTAATATATTCCATTCGATTAATTCTTTAGGATAGTCAAATCTGTGAATATTACTTATCATTAGAGGTAAGAATCTTCTACGATTAAATGTTGGAGTTAAGATAGATATTTTAGGAAGTATCATATTTATAAATCATATCTGTTTATCTTTTTAAGATTATTTAATATAATATATTTACAATTCGAACAATATAATAGATTCTTACTTATATCTGTATTAAAATTTATTAATTCTTTATATTCTTCATAATCAGAAGGTTCTATAGAATATATTAAATTATTATTATTATCATATACCATTATATTTTTTATAAAATCAGTCGGCATAGATAAATTATTTAAGTTTTCTTGTGTTTCTTCTATGATTTCAATCGTAAATTTACCTTGATTAAGAATATTTGAACAATTCTCACAATTAATATTTGTAAAATTATGAATAATATTATCCTTTAAAAAATTATCATAATAATCAATAATATTATCACATTTTGTAAAAAATTCATTATCTACATATTTAGAAGGAAAAGCACAAACAAAATCACAATTTGTACAATATAGTACACAATCCATATTCATTATTTCACTTTTTGTATTTTCACATACTGCATCTATAGATATTTCTTTGATAATATTATCTTCCATATTTTTTATTAGACCAATATCTTCATTATTTTCATTATAAACAAATTTATATTCATTCATCGTAGATGAACATTTAGAACATTTGATATTCATTATATTATATTAATCTATAAATTATTTATGAACTATCTGTAATTTCAACACCTCCTCTTAAATTTGCGATATCAGCTCCATAAGCATAATATTTAATAGTAACAGAATTACTTGTAAATGTAACTTCAGGTGAAACTAATATAGCTTTCATTGGATATGAACTACCACCTGCTGTAGCTTCAAACTTAATATAAGGTGAACTTGTATTTACACCTGTACTGCCAGATGTTGTGCCTCCACTTGATTTTCTTAACCATCTGTGCGAATATGCTGTAGAATTATGTGTGCTATTTGTCCCAAAATTACTTACAGCCGATAAACTTGAGTAATCGCCCGAATTATAGTATTCATTATTAGTCCCTGTACTTCTCCTCCAATTAGCATAATTTCCTAATCCAGAACCAGTGCCTCCAATATTATGTGTACTACCATTTACAGTAACACTTACTAATTGTATGTCTGCCCTATATTTATTAGAACCACTAACAGTTGCAAAGCTGTATAATAAATGTCCGGTTTTACCAATTACACTTGAATTAGCATAATTTGAACTACTTAAATCATAAGTAACTGTTTGGAGAGAAGTTCCTTTATTGCCAAATGATATTATGTGACCATTTGCATATAGTCTTGTATGTGGATAAACACCAGGTGAAGGTCCAGGAGAATTATGTTCTGTCCCTTGAGTATATGATACAGAATATGAAAATGCAGTACCACCAGGTTCTTGGTCTCTTATATCATAATAAAAATGATTACTAGTATTACTCGTTGTATCTCCAATAAAAAATGCCCATTCAGTTATTTCCGTTGATGGCGTACTAGTGGATGTAGATGCTTGATATTTTGGTAAAACTTGATGAGGTGGCCCCATAATTTTTGCATCGACATAATTTGTAGTTGAACTTGATGAAGATTCTGGAGAAGTAACTAATGTCCAATAAAGATATCCACTAATAGTTAATGTTACATTTGTAAGGTTAGTTGTCCCACTATCATCTGATGCAAGACTATCAACTAATGATGTAGTTGAGGATCCCCTTTGTTTATACATTTCCATATAATTTGTATGAATATTTCCTATAAAAGCACCATCATTACTATTAATACCGGTTCCATATACATACATTCCCGCAAATACATCAGTTAAATCACTCGAAGTCCAATCCGATGATACAGGTATTATTACATTCGAATTATTTTCCAAAGTGGCTTGTATTGTTGTTTCATACCATTTTAATTTTAATCCATGATTTACATATATTGAATTCCCACGATAATGTGGGTAATTATTATAACTATTTTTGAAAAAATACGCATTTGTCCCTAAACCGGGTGCAGAAGCAGCATTGTTTGACCTCTGTGTTCCGGCGCTTTTTCCTGTTCTTGTATGAAAATATGTTGTAATTCCTCCAGATTTAACATCGCTATATGTAGTTAAAGAATTATCATAATCGGTCCAAGCTGGATCAATAACATTATCGCTACTTGTAATATCATCTCTTGAACCTGAATAATTATGAAACCCATAACCGTGAAAACATAAACGATCACAATATGTAGCGTGTTTATTTGTAAGTGAACTTTTTTGAGTTGTCCAATTATTTGTGGTCATATCTTTTGCAACGATACCAAATTGTACTTGATTGTAATATGTATGGTTCGTTGTAGAAAACCATACAGTAGCTTCATCAACTACATCATCGTCTGTTCTATCAACTATAATACCCGGTGTATCAGAACTATCTGTACTAGGACTTAATAATAATATAGGATACTTATATGAAGATGATTGACCGGAATTATATAACCGAACCCTTTTATTATCTCTATTTGACCCTCCGTAAGTGGATGTAGTGCCTTTTAAACTCTGTGAATGAGCAGACCAATTATCATATGCTTTAAACTTATCAGTTGTTATTATTTTGCTACCAAATGTTTTCCCTTTAATATCATTTATTGATATTTCATTGCTACCCGACGGAACACTTGTACCATTTGTAAATCCAGCATTTCTAAAAAAAGATAAACTGATATCTGTATTTATATTTCCATCTCTTAAACTACTATTACCGGTAGCATCTGTATTACCTCCAGCTACATAAGCTGCCTTTAAATGACTAAAACTGACATTTGTATCATTTACTCCAGCCATATTATATTATCTTATTTTTTAATTCATCTAACTGACCTTGTAAATCTTCTATTATTATTTGTTGTTGTTTGATTGATTCTATTAATAAAGGAATTACCTTTTCATATTGAACTGCTTTATATCCATTTTCTCGAGTAGTAGTTGCTTCTGGTAAAACTTCTTCTACTTCTTGAGCTATTAAACCAATATCTTTTCCTTTATTATTTGTGTTTTCTTCCCCCAATTCGTTCCATTCAAAATTATATCCTCCGATTCTTTTTATTTTTTCTATAGGATTTTCTATTTTTACAATATTATCTTTCAACCTTTTATCAGAAGTCTTAAATGCGGTTATATCTCCATCACATGTAAATCCTCCAGAAGATGCCCCAGTTAAATTTAATGTAGAACCACTACCATTATGTGTTAAAGCCATCCCCCCATCATAATTTATCGCCGAATCTTCTGCTAGGTATACATTAGACCATCTATTTGTTGTTTTACCAAGATCAGCTGTGCCGGTTTGTACAAATAAAGCATTTAAATCCATAGAATATTTAACATTTGCTACACCAGAATTATTAAGTATATAACGTATTGCCGTACTTGATCCAAAATTTATATATTGTGTAGAACTTCTTCCAACTGATAAACTGGTATTATATATTGAAGAAATAGATGTTTGAGATGA